ACCCGCCACCGCCCTTGCCGACTTCACCCCGGGCGGCAGCTTCACTTGGGTGAACAGACCGTCGAGTTTCGGGATCACCGTCCGGGTAAAAAAATCCGCGTTCACCTCGATCACCTTGGCCGCCAGCAGGATCGCTTCGTCAGCGGCCAGCTCATCGACCCACGCGCGAGGCTTGCCGACGGCGATGGCGATGGCCGATAGCAAGTCGTCGCCGCGTTCACCAAACAGCGCCAGCCAATCGATGTCCGTGGTGGTGAGTTGCTGCATCACCGGCGAGATCGCCCGCAAAAAGCCGGGCATCTGCCCGACCTTCAGCGGCTTGATAGCCAACGGCTCACCGTCGATGACCAGTTCGATGCTTTGCGGAATCAGGGTTTCCAGATCACTCATGGCGCACCCCGATCAAAGCTGCACGATGCGGCCGAACTGGCCCAGCACCGCATCGAAGGGCTTGGTGGTGTCGGCCAGCAACGAGCCTTCCAGTTCGAACTTGTTGTACTCGTCTGAGATGAAGGAGATTTCCTTCAGCGGATCGAAAGCGACGCGGTAGAGCTCGACCAGCACCTTGGCATTGCCCTGCGCCGTGTTGATGCCTTCGAGTCGCAGGAATCGTTCCGGCAGTGCCTGCGTGAAGATGCCGATTTCGGTGGCCACGCCGTAGGCATAGCTGGCCTTGAACGGCGCGGTGAAGCCGGTGGTATCCAGAAACTGGAGGGCACCGAAGTCCAGGTCGGCGGTGTAGTTGGTGCCCAAGACTAGGGTCGCAGGCGTGCCAGCCGAATCCACCACGACCAGGGTCGACACCTTCGGGTGGGCCAGGAAGTAGCGGTCGCCAGCAATCGGCGTGGCACCACCCACAGGTTCGGCCGTGACCGTGCCCGGCGTGCCGACGACGTGGTTGCCGTAGAGGGCCAGCGCCAGGTTCTCCTTGGTGAACTCCTCGATGGTGAGGTTCACGGTAGCGGACTTCTGCTTGACCATCCGGTGATCCAAGGATCGCTGGCCGGTCTGGCTCTCGTAGTGCTCCAGCACGTCGGTCTTGAGGGAGAGCTTCAGCTCAGCGACGTTGCCGGGCGAGCGCACTTCGATGGGAAGGCCGTCGATGTCGCGCTTGCCGAGAAAGACGCGGCCTTGAAAACTGGCATAGGCGCTCATTGCTTGGGTTCCTTGCGTTGGAGAGGTTTGGGTTCGAGTTCAGAAACGGGGGCGGTTGGCTCCAGGGTGGCGATACCGTGCGCGATCAGCCAGTCGGCGGAAGTCGCATCGATCTCGACACGGTCACCGACGCCATACACCTTGCCCGCGTGGGTGTGCGGGCGCGTCAAAACGAGGTGGGTCATAGGTGTCATCCAAGGGTTGAAAGGTCATTGGCAAGAGTCCGGTACGTGATGCGATAGCGCGCAGGGAGCGCCACGGCCACCGCATCGGCGTCCTCGACTTCCCACTCGCATTCCTGCTCCCGGATGCCGAGCGCCAAGCCACCGAGATTCCCGTCCGCCATCAAGGCGGCGTGGACGGCGGTAAGCAGGCGGTCGGCATCGGCTTCTGGAGATGCCGGTGGAACGGCCCGGGCCAGTGCGACGACGCGAAGAGTGAGTTCGCGCGTGACGCGGTCGTTGGCGCGTTCGGTGATGGACTCCGACTCAGGAAACACCGCCAACGCCGGGCATTGCTCGCGACTGATGGCCACCGTGGGGGAACGGTGCAGCGTGGCCCCAAGCCCTTCGGCTGCAGGCCGGGCAGCCGCCATCACCGCCAGCAGAATCCGCTCGCGGATCGAGTTCATCGGTGCTTCCTACAGACGAGTGAGATCGGCGCGACGCTCGGTCCCGTCGCCGATGGCGCGCACATCACGCACCTGGTAGGTCTGGCCTGCGATGGCAAGGGTGTCCCCGGCATCCAGGTCGGGGAGCTGCGACAGCGGGTAGGTGATCGTGTAGGCCGCCGAACGAACCAACCCGTCGAGCAGGTTTTCGTCAAGGCACAGGAATCCAACCGAAACCGTTCGGCCAGCCACCTCGGCACTCACCAGCAGGCCCGCACGCGCCGCCGCCTCATACAGGAGCTCGACGAAGGCCATCGATCAGCTCACAGTCAGCTTGACCAGCACCCCCGGGCGGTGACACATCGGCAGCGGGTTGGACTGCGTATGCAGGTCGGTACCGCGATCGAACTTGCGCGGCTCCTGCTTGGCATAGAGCGCCTGGCCCAGCGTGTTGGCTGTCTCGTTGAAGTCGGCCGGCGCGAAATAGGTGCCGAAGGTGTCCACCGTGCCGAGGGGAAAGGCATGGGCTTCGCCAGCCGCGATGAAGCGACGCGACGTGCCATTGGCGTCCGTTGCCTGACCACGATATTCCTCGAAGGTGACGCCGCCGAAGGTGAAGCCTGCGCGCATGTCGTTGATCAGTACCGCGCCTTGCTGCCAGTATGCAAACGACTCCTTGACCTTGGGGTGATCAGTCAGCGCGTCGTAGAACTCCGGCGAGCACAGGCAGTGGATGCCGGTCATGAACTCGCCCTTGAGGTTGTCCTCCAGGTGGCGCAAAACGTCGGCGCACTTCTTCTTGACGTTCGCGCTGGCATTGGCCAGATCGAAGCTCACCGCAGCCGGGGTGATGTCGAACTCGTCGTAGAGGTCGTAGATCACCGAGCCATCGGCGTCGAGGATCACGCCCTTCAAAGCGCCCATGCGAAGGTGCTCCAGCGTGATGGCGTGCTTGTTGCGCATGGTCTCCAGGTGACGTGCCATGACGCCCGCGACCGACTCCATCTCGGTTTCAGAGCCGAACGACCGAATGCCCTGGACTTCCTCGGGCAACACCACATCGTCATGCGGGATGTGCGGGATCACGAAGGAGCGCACCTTGCGCTTGCCACGGGTGCCGACGGTGCCCGGGGCACCGGGCGGCATCGTGGGCAGCAGATTGAGCACGCCGTTCTGCTCTTCGACGATCACCTGGCGGGTGCGCACCGGTTTGATCGGAAAGAGGTTCAGCGCCTCCATGCGACCGTAGCGATTGGGAATGATGTTGATGGCGGACGTCAGCGCCGCCATCGCGAAGGCCGGGGTGTTGAACGGATTGTTCATGGACAAGTTCCTTTGGTAGATCGATCAGGCGGATTGGCGGATGAGGATGCCGCGCGCTTCGAGTGCTGCAGTGGCAGCAGTCTTCTGCTCGGCGGTGATGCCGGTCGGCCAGACGACGGCATGCCGTGCGACGACGGCGTGACGCGCGAGCAGGACAGCGTCATCGCGTTCGATCAGCGAGGCATTGCAGGCGCCCAGCAAAATGCCTGCGGGGTGCTCGGTGCCATCGGCTGCGGCGGGATCGAAGCGCTTGACCTTGGCGGTCGCCACGACGCGGCCCACCACAGCGCCGAGCTCCAGGTTCTGACCTGATGCCACCGTGACCTGGTCACGCGAGTAGTTGAGGCAATCCTCTTCGTACTTGAGGAGGTCGCCGAGATTGAGGGGTTCGTTCAGAGCAGGCATGGGTCAGTCCTTTCCAGTGAGTTTCTTGACGGCTTTGATGAGGGGGTTCTGATCGGCCGATGCCGCCTTGGCAGCTGCGTCCGGGTGGATCACCGAAGAGATTTCCGGGCTGTCGGCACGGGATGCCAACAGTGACCGACGCACCTGTCCTTCACTGGCGCCTTCGGCGAGGAAGGCCGCTGTGCGCTGCGGCTGGCCCGCCAGTTGGCAAAGCTCGGCGATCGCGACCGCATCAGCGCGGGCCGCCTTGGTTGCCGCGTTCACCGCGTCCTCCAACCCGACGTCGGAGTCCTTTTCAGACTCCGGTGCGGCTGGCGGCGCATCAGGTGCAACCGACGGATTCGGGTTTGCGGGATCGGTGCCGGTGTCAGGGTCTTCTGCGTTCATGTGAACTTCCTTTCTGGGGGGCTTGGGTGGTGAATTTGCGGAAGCGGACAGGCTGTGGGTCGCCGCGTTCCGCACACGACGAGCCGAGAGAAACGTGGTGAAGTCGTTCACGGCAGCATCAAAACCACCGAGGACATCTGCCAGGCCTGCCGCTACTGCGTCGGGGCCGAAGTAGAGGCCGGCCTGGGTCGACCGCACAAAGCGCGACTCCAGTCCCCGCATCGCGGCGACGTGGTCAATGAAGATCCCGTAGAGACGGTCCACCTCGCTTTGCAGACGCGCGGACGCTTCCTTGTCGAGGGGCTGGTGTGGCGAAAAGTCGTTCTTCTGGTCACCGGCGGTGATCGCCGTGTAGCGGTAGCCCGCCTGAGCATCCCGCGCAGACTGGTCGACGTGCATGGCGATGACACCGATCGAACCGACGCCGCCGGTCTGCGTGACGTAGACGCGAGATGCGGCACACGCGATGGCATAGGCCGCCGAGTACGCGGAGTCGGAGGCGATTGCCCAGACCGGTTTGACGGCATCGGCTGCGCGGACTAGCTGAGCAAGTTCGAACACGCCGCCTGCCTCACCGCCTGGTGAATCGATGTCGAGCAAGATGCCGGACACGGCAGGATCGGCGGCGGCCGCATCGAGCATGGCACCCAGCTCCGAGTACGACGCCAGTCCAGATGCCGCGTCCAGGCCGAGCGAGCGACGTACCAGTGTTCCGTAGACCGGGACCACGGCGATACCGGTGGGCGCGACCGACTGATTGCGGGTGACCGGGGTCGGTAGTGCCGACTGGGGCTCAGGCCAGTGAATGCGCTCGCCCAGCACGGACAGGATGATGTCCAGCTTCGAGCGCGCAACGAGGAGCGGCGTCCCGTACAACCGGGACGCCAAGTGATGTAGCTGCATCTCAATTCCCTTGGGGAGGCGGTTCGGTAGGAACCACCGGAGTCGGCAGTTCATGGCGCGGGTCAGAGTCGAAGACGAGCCCGAGCCCGTCAGCCCTCGCGTTGTCCGCCGCGATTTCCCGGTCGACGTCCTCGGCGTCGTATCCGTTGGCCGAGATCGCCTCTGACCGACTCATCAAACCGGAGCGAATCGCGGCCTTCATCGCATCGGCTTCCTTCAGCGGATCGACCCACTGCCAGCCCTGGGGAATCCACTTGACGGCTTGGTAGGCGCGGCGCTTGGCCACCCCACCACGTGCGAAGCCGGGCAATTCCAGCGCGCCTTCGAGAACGGCTTGGGCCATCCACGCTTGCCAGATGGGACGGCACAGTTGGTGGACGATCACGCCATGCTGCAAAGACTCCACTCGACGGCGAAACTCAAGCAGTCCGGCCCGGATCGACGAGTAGTTGACCTGGGTGAGATCCCCTGTCAGTTGCTCGTAGGTCACGCCCATGGCAGCCGCCACGGCGCGGAATTGCATGCGCAGGAACTCGGAGTAGGAACCACCAACGTCAGCGGGCTGAGAGAACTTGATGTCCTCCCCGGGCTCCAGGATCTGCATGGTGCCGGGCTCAAGGCCCGCGAGCGCCACACCGTTGCTGTCGGCAAGGCCTTCACCCAGGAGGCTGTCTTCGGGCGCGAGCCGCGTCACGAAGCCAGCGAACATCGCGGCGGTCTTCTTGCGAACCAGTTCGGCATCGTCGTACTGGTCGAGTTCGTTGAGCTTGACCAGCGCCCGTGCGAGCCACGGCTCGCCCCGGATCTGCCCAGGGCGCATCGGACGAAACAGATGCATCACTTCGGATGCATCCACGCGGACCGTAGTCAGTCCACCATCGCTTGACATCGGCGCCAGCATTCCGTCTTCCGGATGCGAGCGATAGAGGTGGTAGGCCACCCGTCGACCCAAGCGGTCGAACTCGATCCCGGCACGAATAACGTTGCCGTTGTCTGCCGTGGTGTTCAGCGTGACAGGAAGGTGCTCGGCCTCCAGCACCTGAATCTGCAGCGCCACCGGCAAACCGTCTTCAGGTCGGCGGTAGCGCAGCCGCACGATGGCCTCACCTCCTTCGAGCATCGCGCGACAGGCCAGCGCCTGCAGACCGTAGAAGTCCGTCAGCCCGGCCGCGTCTGCCTCAACCGCCCAGTCGCGCCACAGGCTTTGGATCGCTTCACGCTGTTCGCCGGTCTGCACCATCGACTGCGGCTTGATGCCCGTTCCGATGGCGTTCGCCACATAGGATTCCAGAGCCGCATTGGCCCAGGCATTGCGGCGCACCAGATCACGACTCTTGGCCCGCAGTTCGTTCTGCGTATGAAGCAGCGCGGCAACCGCGCCGGGGTTTCCCACCATCCAGGCCAGCGATCGTCGGCCACCGCCAACGCCGTCATAGGTGGGACTTGCGCCGAACAACTTGCGGCGAATGTTCTGGAACAGCCGCATCAGAATCCTTTGCCCGTGGTGACCCGCACCTGCCGCGCGGGCGGCGGCACAAGCCCGGTGGCAGCAGCCTGCTCGGCAAGGCCACGCTCGACAGCGCGCATCGCTTCTTTCAGTTCCTGTACCGATCGGTACTCGACCGTCTTGTCGCCGAAGCTCACGCGTTTCTCGCCTTTAGCGAGTGCAGCTTCGAG